CACCGGTAGAGGAACCAGAACCGATTCCAGTACCCCGTAGGGTCCTTCGTTACTTGCGTGAGAACCTGGAGTTCATCAAGACTCACAGCGCCACACCCATCTTGGATCACAGGCCAGTCCGCGCATACGCATGTGCGGGACTCGTCTCTGAGGGGTGCGTAGAGCATGAGGACGCGAGTCATGAAGGGGGAGTTGGGTTGACCGAGCTACATCCAGAGGTGTTATCAAGGTTCAACTTCACGCGGCGTAGTTATTACTATGTCACAGCCGGAGTTGAGCCAAACGCGCTGGATGGGCGGTTTCTGACCAACGGTCAGTACAACCCTGCTTGGGTGGCCTCTATACAGTTTGAAAACACGGCCTTTACCCTGGAGTTCGTTGGGAACAAAGGGCCGTGTGATTATTACCGCTTAAACAAGGCTGTCACTCTAGGGGCGAAAAAGGGGTTTTTCTCATGCCCCGATTTTATTTGCGAGGCAATAGACGACGTAAGCGCCTGGGCCGCCGAGATTGGTTTGGCTGCCCAGCCGCAGGCCACTATAAAGCACGTAACGAATCTACCGGGTCGGGGGCTCAGACCGAGATCTTTGAAGGGGGTAGCTGGTGCCTCTCGAGCGCAATGGGCGATGCACGCCTGCCATGCGCCAGAGGACTTACGCGGACCATACCACTCCCTCTTTATTGAGAATGCCGACGATTCCAATTCCGATCCAAATGAGGTCTTGAAAGCTCTGAAATATGAGAAGGCCATGCTGGAGAAGGAACATGGAAAGAGAGGATATTTTGCGCCCAGAATGAGCACACCGAAAACATGTGCCTCATGCGGGGCTTTTCCTCCGAAAGGCAAATATAAATGGAAACACCGGCAGTGTAATGACTGTCAGCAGAAGCTGAAGATTTGCGGAGCTGTTTCGACAATGGGCCAGCAGATTCAGCAGAACTTGACGGTGGCAAAGGGGCACCCCGGATGTGTCCATTTAAATTCCTCCACCCTCCCTCCAAAGAAAGAGAAGTGGGCAAAGGTCCACATCCCGGAGGGTGCTATTAAGGTACACAAGAGCGATGTGCCTTGGTTGAGACACGCCGGGAAGGACGGGAGCAAGATGCACTCTGTGGAGAAGGAGGACTTGTCGAAGATCGACACCACCCTTGAACGCCCAAAGCGAGAGTGTGTGCTCGCTGGAATTGGTGTCTCGGGCTGTTACCCAATGGTAACAAGGAAGGGTTTTTATGCCAGAATGCAGGCATTAATTGGACGTGCGTACCTACAGAAGCCCGAATCATCCCCTGCCGCGTGGGAAGTGATGAAACAAATGAAACATTGCTTGCTTCCCAACGACGCCCTTGATGGGGAAAGTTTTTCTATTGATTTTTGGCTCACGACCATGCCCGCAAGACGCCGAAGAGCGTTGGAACGGGCACATAAGGAGTACAAGGATAGTGGGGGGCTGCGGGACAAGGACTTAACTTTTTCAGCGTTTGTGAAACAAGAACTTCTTGCAGGGTATAAGAAGTTTGGTTGGGCTGACGCGAAACCATTGGCAGAGTCCATAGCCCGCATGATCATGGCACCGAAGGACAAGGCGCACATTGTCGCCGGTCCCGTGATTAAACCAAAGTTGGAACGCCTAAAACGGCACTGGGGTCCCGACAACTGGCTCTTCTATGGTGCCACCACACCAGAGAAGTTGCAGGGTTGGCTCGACTCTAGCATCACGGGTTGTGAGGATGGAGAAGTTTTCGCCTTTTGGTGCGACTACTCCATGTTTGACTGCACACACTCCGCGGAGAGCATGGACCTCGTTGAGAGTTTTTACTCTGAGATGAGGACGGACCCGGAGTTTGCACGTCTGATCAACGCGTGGCGTGCCCCGAGAGGCAAGATGGGTGAATTGTCCTACCGGGCAGCGATCATGCTGGCATCCGGCCGCGACGACACAAGCTTAATGAACGCCCTGTTAAACGGGTTAGTAATGGGCTTGTCCGTCGCAGCGGCTGTGGCAGGCGTGGAGCTTGAATCCCTGCAAAAGGAGCACTTACGATTCGCGGAGGCATATGTCCGAATCAGCATTTGCGGGGATGATACCTTGGGCTTTTTACCTAAACATCTTTGGGCTGACCGAGCACGGATAATGCGTGATATACAAATTAACATTGCGCGCTTCGGCTTAGTCACCAAGCTAGATTGCAC